TTAGCCAGGCTTTGCAGGCCAAGTGATTGCCTTAAAACCTTGCTCATCACTAACGCAGGTAAAGCTCAACGCCTTCACTTTGCGAATGTACTCCATCCACCGTGACAGGCTGGCCTTGTCTGCTTCAGGAAGTACTCCAAGCATCAACTCAACACGCCAGTCCGACGTTACGCTATGAGCTTGTGATAGCAGCATCTGACGCCGTGCTTCAGCTTGCGCACACCAGTCGATTGTCGGTTCGATCAACTTAGGTTGTTCCATTTCATCCGCAGTAATGATTCTCCCGTCTGCCTGCCCTTCAATTAATGAGCGATAGAGATCGTCACTGATTGGTGTTACATCATCAGGCCATGTACCGGAAGCGCGATAATCATTCTCCAGCGCTGCCGCAAAAAAGGCGTTTAATTTTGGGCTGTAATAATAAGAAGGCATGTCCGTTAATAACCTATAGCCAGAAAGTAAGAGCTAACTTCGCCAGAGCCCGCAATGTAATTAAACCGGGTACGGTCGACCGGCTGGCAAAATACGTTTTGATCGGTGAAATGCCCGCCCCATATCACCGTCAAATTTGTACAAAGGGCCGCATTAGGAAATGCAATCGGGTAAGCGATACTTGTCGAATCGGCAGAGCGTTTAGCCACGCCCCACTGAATAATCAACCCGGTCGAGGTGTCTTTATACCAGCCGCTTGAGGCGCGATTCGCGGTGTTCTTCGCCTGATAACGGGCGTCAAAATTCGCATAGTTACCGGGGATAAGCTGCCCCGGACACGTATAGTTGCCGCTTGTATCCCATTCGTGTCGATAGGTATGGCCGCTTCCGTCGATCATATGTAGGCACCAGGAAAGCTTGCCATTATCACATAGTGATCCGTAAGAAAAAGACCATGCGGCCTTGTTGGTTATCGTCGCTTTCTGTTTCAGAAGCGGATGAAACTCGCTAACACCAGTGGTGTTAAACGTCTCATAGAAAGCAGCTCCTGTTGCAAATTGGGCAGAGAATGCATATGAGCCTACATAACCTGACTGAACGCCTTTATCTGCCTGAATCGTACTGGCGACATATAACGGTGTGCCAATGGAAACATTTCCTTTTGCAAGATCCACGCGAAACGGGCGAAGGCCGTTATAACTTCCGTAAGGGTCACCATTATCAGTGAGCATCAGGTACAGATTTGCGCTGTCATTACGCCAGAACGCGCCATAACCGCCATAAGCGATGCGAAAGCCATTAGGGGTGCTTGATTGCACCTCCCCGGTCGTGCGCAACGGCCCGGTAATATCGGTGCTTCCCGTTATTGGAATGGCTCCCACGTCGCTCGCCTTTAAGCTGTCTTTTAACGCCAGCTCGCCGAGACCGAGGTTTTTCCGCGCCTGCTCGACGTCGTCGACGTCTGAAAGATTGTTCTTAATCAGAAGCGCCAGCTCATGCTTTGCCTGAATCATCTTGTTGATGGCGGCGGAGAGCTGCGCGCGGTCGCTTTTTTTAAGCTGAATCCCGGCTCCCTCGATAACGGCGCAAATCTCCTCCTGAACCGAATCGAAAAAGGTCTCGTCGAGCTGCGTCGCCGGAACGCCGAGCGTCGGATCGCCAGCCGTGAAGCCGTTTTTGCCCGCGCCGAATTTGCCCTGCTGTGCTGTGGGGGTATCTATACGATGCAAAGTAATTACCTCATAAAAAAACCCCGCCGGAGCAGGGTTAACTGGAAAGGAAGCGCTTTATTCCGTGTACGCGAACACGACTTCGGTATGAGAGGGCGAAACCTTGTTAATCACGCATTCAATGACCGTATCGCCCCACGTGCGAAGGCTGCCAACGCAACTGGAAGTGCATGTCATGACCTCAATCGTCGCGAGCGTCGGAATATTCACCTGCCACAAATAGCGGTAGTCGTCGTCCGTGGCGATATCCGGGCGAGGATTCTCCGCCTCGTTTTGATACTGTGTGATTGAAACAGACCGATAGCCGAGCGCATCGAGCTGTCGCCGGTAAAACGCCTCGTTAATGCCGCCGTAACCGTTTACCTTTGCCGCCAGTCGCCGCTGTCGCTGCGAGAGGGTTTGCGTCTCTTCAATGGTGCATTCATCAGGCAGCCCGCATAACGCCTCGTAACGGTCGAGGAGCTGCACCGCCGCCCCCGGATCAATCTCGCGCATTAATGCCGACGACTGCGCATGTACCCGCGCCAGAGACGGCGCGAGCCCTTCGAGGAGGGGATTATTCCCCTCCCAGGCGGGGCCAGGCGGTAAAAGCCGTTTTAACAGGCGGGTATATTCGTCCTCTACAGCCACGTAACCTCCTCAATATCGAGATAGGAGTTAACCGTGTTTCGTTTTTCTCGACAGTAACTTCGCACACGTCAGAAAGCCCCGAACCGTCGGTCGTCGTCGCGGTAACGTTGGCGGCACCTTCGGCAACACCGGTAATGGTGCCGTCATCGTCAACCGTGGCGATCGCGGTGTCGTCGGATTCCCAGGAGAGGGTTTTATTGGTGGCATTGTCGGGAACGATGGTCACGTCGATGCCTGCGCTTTCGCCGGTTTTGATGGTCAGCGTCGGGGCGACCGTCAGCCCGGTGATTTTTACGTCACTGGTAACAGCAGTCGCGGACGCCAGAACAGGCAGATCGGGATCGGCATTGATGGCATCGGCCAGGGATTGCGCCGCATCCAGCGCTGAATCGCCGGACGTTACCGCGCCCGCGATACGTTTGGCTCCGATATACAGCGAGACCGCGCCCGACGCGTTAGCGCTGCCGGAGAACGTCACCTCACCAACCGCCGGAGCCCCTTTCGGGTCAGAAACGGCGATAACATACAGCTCGCCAAACGGATCGGTTTTGCGATAGGCGTCCACCATGCGCGCCAGCGGTGATCCCTGTCCGCATAACTTGCGCGCCTGATCGGCGGTCGGCATCAGAACCAGCTTATTACGCTCGATGGCTGCATCTTCAAGCGCCTGCCCAATCAGAAGCGCGGGCGCGGAGGTCTGCGCGGTGTTGGCCTTACTGTTATCCATTTCCGCATAAAACAGCGGAACGCGGATATTTGAGGGGATGGAATCAAAACTAACAGACATTTAATCGCCTTTTTTGAGAGGTTTCTTTTACGTCACCGTCCCGGAGACGGCGGAGCCAGTAGGAGTTTTTTTCGACATTTCTCCCCTTTTCGGGCAAAACGTCGCCCCGGAGGGGATCGGGGACTTTCCGCCCTTTAACTGGAATGACAAACATGAGAGTTACTCCGTGAAGTGGATTTCGTCGTGATGCTCGATGTCGCCGTCCGGCCCGTTGCCGGGGTCGATAAAGTCCACATCGACAGCCACCGTTTCGAGCGGGACAAGCTCGTCCAGATCGCGGTGATGGCGCGTGTCTATGTCGGTTATTTCCCGTTCAGCGGTGAAATCGAACTGGTAATAAAGCGCGGCGCGGTTCATTTCGACGACCTGCCCGCCGTCATAGGTGATCTGGTGTGTGCAATCGTCCGGCTCCCATCCAAGAATCGCGCCGAATATCTCCGCCCGGATTGAATCGACGGCATCAAACGCGGCGGTTTGGCCGCGCAAATCCCGCCTGTTATCAAGCACGACAACCACGGCAAAACCCTCATTCACAACCTGGTAGTAGTCGGTTTGCGACTCCTGGCGGGAGACGGTATCGCCGGTCGGAATGACGTAAGCGGCGGGGAGCATCATCTTTGCATTAGACTCCAGCGCCTGAAACTCAGCCGCGCCCGCGACTCGGGATTTAAAAGACGGAGCCCGCGATCTCAACGCCTCGATAATTAACGATAATTTCATGCCCTTACCCTCCTGACCTTTGGCGGCCGCAAGGCTTTTCGTAACGCGCGTTGCAGTGTGTAGCGCGTCCAGGCTTTGCGACGCGCTAACACTTCGGTCATGTAGTTATTACGTGGGGCCACCTTCCACCCGGAGCCGCCGGATTTGCCTTTGTGGTGCGAGCGCTGCCGCTTCGCGCCACGGCGAACGCCGTAGAACAGGAAAGCCGGGTAAAAGTCACCCTCAATACGGCGGTTTCCCTCTCCCCGTTTCTGGTTCGGTGCGATTCGCACCATCATCCCGGAACGGTTTTTCGAGGCGCGCGGAACGTAATAGCCGATTGAGCGCGCCAGCCTGCCGGTTTTGTATCCGGGGTTTTCGCCGGGTTTCGACGTCCCCCGTTTCATTACCAGCCGACGGGCGTCCCGCATGTGAACCTGACCGATTTTGACGAACGCGCGGCGCATGACGGGGCGTTTAAATTCCATCTGCTCCGGGACGTCATAATCGACGTGAAAGAGAGGAGAATCAGCCATACACCGCCCCGCTGTAGTGATCCGCGTCGCCGAGGCTCTCGCACTCCAGAAGCAGGAACCGGCGCTCGGAATTGAGATCGCGGATTCGCCGGACGCGTAAAACCTCACCTCCGGGTAACACGATTTGCCACTCGCTCGACATGCCCGACCGGTAGCGGATAGTGATGAGGTGCGTCACGGCTTCGCCGGTCTGAACAGAGGACTGATAAGTCGTTGCGCCGGTTTGCTGGACTCTCGCCCACGCCCGGAACGTGTCGATCTCCTCGCTTTCCGTGCCGAAATCAGCCGCCGGTGAATCAACGCGCTTTCTGAACTGAACGCGTCGGTTAAGCTCTCCGGGGTCGGGAAACGAATAGCGCGTCGCTGTCTGTGACGGGCTTCTTTTCATAGCGGGATAAACCTGTATGCATCGACAAGCCATTTAAACGACTGCGGCATCTCTGTCATTTCCACATCAGACGTTGATGATCGGTTTTCATAAAAATGACTACAGAGCATCAGCATTGCCTGGCGGATATCGTCAGAGACGACGAGTCCGTCCTCGTCAGTGTCGGGGACTTCCGTCGCGTATAACCTGCGGTTGAGGTAATTCGAGGTGCGGGCCTCAGCGGCCCCGCCGAGGAGGGTTAAAAGCGCGTCTTCCTCGGTGAAATCCTCCTCAATCCGCAACTGCGCTTTAATTTCTGAAAGGGAAAGAATCACGGCTCGGCCTCAATAAAAAACGCCCCGGAGGGCGTTATTTAGATTTAGTTCGCTTTTCCGCTGTGACAGTGACGGCGCAGGAAGCAGAAACGCCGGAGCCGTCCGCCGCTGTCGCGGTAACGTCTACCGGGCCGCCCTCAGCGACGCCAGTCACAACGCCGGAGGCGTCAACGGTTGCGATGGCTTCGTCTCCTGACGTCCAGTTAAGCGCCTTGTTTGTGGCGTTTTCAGGGGTGACACTTGCTTTAATTGGCGAGGTTGCCCCGACCGCGACAGAAAGCGCGGTCGGATCAAGTGTCACCCCGGTTACTTTGCCTCTTCTTTACCGACCAGCGCTTTAACCGCTGCGGCATCTTCGAGAGCGCAGTCGAAGCGATGGAATGCAAGGAAACCGACCTGATCATATTCCGCGTAACGCTCAGTGAGTCGCATCAGGGTCATGTACGCCACACGGCGTAAGATGAAGCGGTCAAAGTCACCGCAATACACGAACTGTTTACCCGCGCCAATATCGGCAATCGCCTGATCGATAACGTAAGGCACGTTGAGCACGGTCGCCGGTGCCATACCAACCACATCCGGGAGCCAGAGCGGGCGGCCCTGCGCATCTTTCATAGAGGAGATTTTCAGCAGGGTATTGTCGTTAAATGCAAAGCGGAATTTCGGCGAATTGCGGTAGGCCGGATCGACGCTGTGTTTCAGCGCGAGCAACTCCTCCCAAGTAAACGCGTCAGCGGCTGCGGCGGATGTGGTTTTCGTCACCCACTTAGCCAGTCCTTTAACGTTTTTACCGGTGCCGTCACCGTTAACGATTTGCGCCGCTTCGCCACGGCCCAGGCGCTGCGCGATACGTGCGGCCAGATAGCCGTTCATGTCGATGCCGCTATCGAGTAACAGCTCGTTAGAAACGCGGATAATTTTCGACGTCATTTTTTTGGCACCGATAGTGATCGGCTCGAAAGTGACATCGCCTTCGCTCGCTTCCTCGTTCTCTCCGAGCATCACGCCCATATCGGCGGTGCCGTCACTATAAGTCCAGTCGATATCCTGACCATTCGATGTGCTCAGAATCTGGCAAACACCCGCGATCCCGCCGTAGGCTTTCATTGCCTCAACGACACGGTTTCGGAACTGTTTCGGCACGGTGAAACCGCCTTTAGAACCGCCGCCCTCACCGTCGTCGATACCCTGGGCGCGAAACTCTTTTAGAGTGCGCTTTTCTTCCGTTGACAGCTCCCCTAAGCCGTGGCGGACAAACTTGTCGAAAACAGCGGCGCGACGTTCATCTTCGGAGCCCTCCGGGTTGTTGCGGTGTTCGGGTTCGTTTTCGGCTGCGAGGATATTATCCATCGCGCGGAGTTCTTCCTCGCGCTTAATCGCCGCGTCGAGCTTGTCGTATTCGTGTTTTGCATTGTCCCACTGGCTGCGCTGCTCCTCAGTCCAAGATGCATCGCCGATTTTTTCGTTCAGGGCGCGCATTTCAGCGGCGATAGTGGCGCGTTTTTGCTGCATTTCGTGCAATTTCATAAGGTCAATCACTCTTTTTTAGATATAAAAAAACCCCGCCGAAGCGAGGTTGTTTAATTAAAGGGTTAGTTACGGTCGCGCTAACAGGTCAAGAACTCGCTCGCGAGCGGCTTTCTCTGTCGTCTGCTTTTGCCGCGCCTCAGCGCTGCGCTGATCCTGCTCTGCCTGTTGGCTGCGCCACTGCTCCAGCGAACGGACGGCGCTGTCGGCCTCCTGATAAGCCGGATAGGTGACAGGCGAAACGTCCAGCAAGCGGGAAAAGCGAGTAATTTCGCGAACGACGACGCCGTCTTCATCCTGATACCAGCGTTCGCCATCGCGGGCGACACGGAACGCAAAAGAGCTTTGTGAAATGTCTCCGCGCTGCATCGGCGCGAGAACCAGATCGCGGATTGTCTGCGTTTGTGGAGCTGTGATTTCGTAACGCAAGCCTCTGTCGTCGACAGAGAGGGACAACGTCCCCGCCGAGCTGCGTCCTAAAATAAAATTCGGGTCATGGTTAAAGAGGGCGCGAACATCGTCGCCGAGGACATCGTCAAACGCTCCCGGCTTAATCACTTCGCGGAACGAGCCGAAAATCAGCTCTGAACGGCTGTTAAATACAGACGCATAGCCAATAATTTTGGTTGGTTCGCCCTCAACCTCAGCGGCGCGGACTTCACCAACGTAACAGCGCTTTTCAATATCACTCATTGTCAGGGTTTCCCTCCGGGGTTTTGTCTTTACTTCCGCTTGTCTGCGCGGCATTAACCGAAACGAGCATTTCATCAAGCCCCGGAACCGGATTTTTATCTTCCAGCGCTCGCACTTCGTTACGGCTTAACCAGCCGTCGGTGATCGCGTAGTGATAGAACTCGGCTCGCTCTTTCGGCGTACCACGCAACAACCCGGCCAGATTGAATTTGACGTAATAACCGGCGGCCAGCTCCTGCCGGGTAAAAAGGCGGCGGTTTAGCTCCTGCTCCCAGTTAACAACCCACGGCATAATCGTGAATCGCACGAACTGAATCGACTGCTCGGAAATGTTGGAAAACGTCGCTTTTTCGAGGTCGTTAATCATGTGCGCCGGCACATTGAAAATCCCCGCTATCATGCTGCGGTTTAGCTTCATCATTTCGACGAGCTGCGCGTCTACCGGCGATATGGTCAGGGCTTTGTAATCCAGTTCGGCAGGGAGCAAGAGCGTTTTGTTTTCCTGCGAACGGAGCGCGGCAGCGGCTTTCTGCCAGATTTTTTTAAGCCGATCCCACGATTTATCGTTCAACTCCTGCTTGACGGACACTATCCCCGCCGGGCGCGCGTTGCCGTTAAAAAAGCTCTCTGTGTACTTCTGCCCTGAGAGCCCCAGGCCGATGGTTTGCGCGTGCTGCATAATCGGGGAGAGCCCCCATTTGTCGCAGTTACCAATCGCCTTAATGTGAACCATATCGTCGGGGTGAACCGACCAGCTTCCGTCCTCGGTGTAAATACCGTAACGCCAGCGGCCATCAAATTTAGTCAGGCACGATTCCCACGGCATCCGGTGCGCCAGCTCGATAACCTCGCCGCGCCGGTTGCGTTTAATCTCCGTGTAAGCATTGCCCCACCCTAAAACGTGGCGTTGCATCAGCTCGCGCCATTTATACGAGGTTTCCCACGGGTTAGGCTCGTCATGAACGAGATAGAAAACCGGGTGTTCTGTTGCCTGCCGAACGGTTTTCCCCTCGCGCCGCAAAACGTGTAGCGGCATTTGTGCCAGGTTCGACGAGAGCACATAAATGCAGGAATAGACCGCCGCCAGTTTCATCGCCGTCTCAGGAGAGACAAAAACGTCAGAAATCATGCCGGAGGTTGTCGCGATGTTCTCGCCTGTCAGCGGTGTGGCAGGATTTTCTGGATTACCCGGCTCCGCGTTAGGGTCTGAACGGAAAAACGCGTCAAGGAACATCAGCGCCCCCTTTTGCGGGCCATCGCGAGACCGTTTAAAAGCAGGCCACCGCCCGCGACAGCCATCGCCGGAGCCGTTCCCCACCGCAAATAACTAGCGGAGATAAGCAGGCAGAAGCCCACAACGCCGAAAACGTCGTGTAATTTCATAGCATTAAAATATCCTCATCATCAAGATTTGAAAGGAAATCACCTGGCTCGTTGAGCATGGCCCGGCCAACCCCCATCATCATTGCTACTGCGCCGTCGATTTTGTTCTCGTTGCCCTCTTTGGTCGGTCGGACAACGTCGTCAGAGCCTGCGTAATACTTGCCGACAACATTCTGGATGCACCAGGTCAGGATCGGATTCCCGTCATGATGGAAACGGCCAGCCGCGAGCGCGGCCTCGATTTCTCGCATCGGGTCGGACATGTTCGTAAAGTTCTGCGTAATGGTGACAGGATTTAGCCCTTCATCGTTGAGCATATGCGCCAGTGACGTCGCGCCGTAAGGGTCGATGGGGCATATCTCGATTTTCACCTTGTCACGGAGCCTGAGAATCGACTCGAAAATCACTCGATAATCGACCTCTGCGCCATCGGTCGGGATCAGCACACCTTGATTTACAAATGACTGATAGCGCTCGGCGGTGCGTTTTAGCTGCGGATCTGTTGAGTAGACCGTATCCTCTGGCACCCAGAACTGAGCGCCGACGCAGTAAAAGTGTTTAAGCCCGTCGATTTCCCGCATGAACACAGGCACCACGGCGTTGAGGTCGAGCTTTGAAGCCAGGTCTATTCCGAGGTAACAAGGTTCCCCCTCAAAATCCGCCAGCTTCAGCGACGGGTCGGCGGCCTCCTGCCAGCGCTGGATGTTGTAAAACGCGGCTTTACTTGATACCCACAAATTAAAGTGCTTTGTGAGGATCTTGTTAGTCTGGCTCGGGGTGGTTTTTGCAAGCTCCTGCTTGGCGCGCAGAAATTCAGGCTTGAGCGAAACGCCAAGGTTAGGGTTCGCTTTCCGAATGGCTTCCTCAGAGGTCCAGTCGTCATCCTTATCAAGGGTGTAAATGATGCCGAAAATCGTCTCATTTGCACCGTCAGAGCGAATGCCTTCAAGAATTTCTACCACCTGTGAGCGCTTGTCATAACAGGGCGAGGCAATATCGTAGCCCGCTGTCGTGATGATGAGTGTCAGGGGCTGTTCACGCGCCCCTTGCCCGGTCGTCATTGTCGTGTAAAGCGCATCTGTGGCGTGTTCGTGATACTCGTCGATAATCGCACAGCTCGGCGAGTCACCATCACCAGGATCGCCGACAATCGGCGCAAACACCGAGCCATCTGGCCGGGTCATTTTTTTTGCCCACGGCTTTATTGAGAAGCGCTTACGCAGCGCCGGGAGTTTCTGCACCATTTGGCGCGCAGGTTCAAAGACTTTAAACGCCTGCTTTTCTGTCGTGGCTCCGCAGTAAACTTCAGCGCCGTGCTCGTCGTCCGCGCAGAACATGTAAATGCCCACGCTGGCAGCAATGAGTGATTTCCCGTTCTTACGGGGAACCTCGATGTAAATCTCCTGGAAGCGGCGAAGTCCATCTGATTTGCGAACCCAGCCAAACGAAACGCAGAAACAAAACTTTTGCCAGTCCTCCAGCGTCAGCCGGAGCTTTTTACGGGCCCATTCGCCGGACGTGTGGGGCATTTTTTGCGAGAAGCGACAAAAACGCTCGGCTTTATCTCTGTCGAACCTGTATGGCCAGCGCTGATCTTTGGCCCGCTCAAGGTCATTAAGATGGCGCTGACACGCGAGCTTTACATAACGGCAGGCGAGAATCTTCCCGGCGACAACATCCCGCGCGTAGCGATTCGCGTCGTTAACGTTCGGATAGATCGCCATAAGTTAAAACTCATCAAATTCATTTCCCTCTTCATCGTCAGGCGTACCCGCGCCGAGCATACGCGCACGACTCATAGGGTCCAGGCCCAGCAACGAGCCAAGCCTGGCTATCTGCGCTACGGCATCGTTTCGAACATTAATCGCGGGATGTTTTTTGATGCCGCTCTCGCCGGTAGCGATGATTCCACTGGTTGCGATCATCTTCTCGGCTTCGATCATGAGGTGAAATGCATTGCAGTAGGCCATGAGGACAGGAGCGTCCTCCGGTTCAAATAAACCACGCTCAATAAGTATCTTTGAGGTGCTTTTCCAGACCTTCACCGCCACGGCGCTCATTAGCTCTTGTGGCGGTCTGATATTTGTAATTGAGCTTTTGCCGCTTACAGGGAGATTCTTCTTTCGACCTCCACCCGCGGCCCGGACTCCGGCCATAAATTCACCTCCTGGCTGAGCAAAAAACCGGCGGAAAGCCTCCCGGAAAAAAATTCTTATTTCTCACGCGTAAAAATTTAGCGGGGCGGGCAGTCTGGAGTGCTTTATCCCCCAGAGATTTACCCCCGCCCCTCCCGGCTCACTCTCCCTGATGCCCTGCATCTTTCACCGCATCACGCTCAGTCGCTCTCTCGCGGTTTTAGCTTTGTGATGTTCTGTGCAAATGCATTCGAGATTGCTCGGGTCGTCTGTACCCTCATGAGCCTTAGCGATGATATGGTCGACGCTTGAACCGGGACGAATGACGCCCTCACGCTTACAGGTCTGACACAACCCCTTGTCGCGCTTGATAACTGTGTTCCTTACCTTTCGCCACTCAGCACCATAGCCTCGCTGTGCTGCTGACCGCCCTTTATTGTGTCGTTCCCAGCCAGCGCCTTTATGCTCTTCGCAGTATCCGCTTCTGTCTGTAGTTGATTTACCACATCCACGTTTACGGCAGGCTTTAGGAATTCTTGGGGGCATGCGCAATTCCTTTCAGTAGGATTACAGAAGGCAAACCACACGAAAGATGTTCTCTATTGCTGTAACGGATAACACTTTAATCCGACATTGCTTTGGCTAAGGTCTATGAGGTTATGCAACAGCAATATTTCATATAAACCTTGTTTGTCGCAGGCATAAAAAACCGCCAACAGGCGGGTGAATGGATGCCAAAAAATCAAAGCTGTACAAGTTTAGGTTTTTTAGCGCCAAATTTTCTTAACGTAACATTAATTATTTTCATTCAAAAATATTGATCCCACAAGATATATTGGAATTAATTTTTAATCCAATGTCTATTAAGATAAGGAAATGCCACTTCAAAAAAATTGATTGAAATAGAAGGTGCATTCGATATACAGGAATGACCACACGTTATGCTACATTTCTTGATGTACAGGTTTGGTGAATGTGTATAGGTTTGTGAAACGGTATATCACCGTAAGTAACGAATGATGCTTTGCATCGCCTCTGAAGGTGTAAGGATTTCCACCTTCAGAGGTCCTTTTTTGATGTGTTCACATCCGATCAGACTGTAACTTCCCTACGAGGCAATGAACAGTCTCTAATATTCTTAAATTATGAGGCTACATATGGCACCCTCAGTATCCGCAGATTCTCAGCTTGTCGACTACTTTGCTGCTAATGGCGATCAATACCTTTGCGAAAAAGTTATCATCTCAGAAATCCGCTTAGAACTGACTGCAAAAAAAAACAGTGTTACCAATAAAGATATCATCCTTGCTTTGATCTACAGACTTCAGGTTGAGCATAACGAGGCAAAGAAAGATATCCTCCGCAACGCATTAGAGATTGTTGTCCAGCGCACTCCAGACGACATTCAGTCCTGACCGGGCTCCCAGATAACTATTAAAAGAAAGCTGTTCCCTTGCATCACCATTTCAGCCTCTGATCATACAGAGGCTTTTTTTATCTTAAACACTGCTCTTTGATGGACTGCTGCAAGAAATTTACTTGCCCTGTGATGGTGCCGATTCGCTCTTTGAGGGTGAAATAATCCCGTTCAGCTGAGTCAGTAAGCCAGGGCGGGTTACATCATCCATGCTGGTTGCATCGAACGTACCGTTTGCTGGGCAGGTTGTGCTGGGCCGCAACTTCTTACAACTTACGGCCGCTTATCCCTGTGGTGGGACTAGTATCTTCCATACCATCTTTATTCAGCTTTAATTCACAATTAAGTTCCATTTAAGTTGCTTATGGTTATGTGAAGTAACTCACCCCAAAAGATGCAGAATATATCCAGCTTCCTGAAAATATTAGGAAAAAGTTGATTGTCCTCATTAACTGCGTTGTTAATGTGAACTAAAGAAAAGGAGATCTTCATGAAAAACGTGATTTACAGCATGCTTGCAAAGATTTCGAAAATGGATGCAGAAGCGAAGCAGCTGACTGCGTAGGTAGAAGCTCAAGCTCTGCTCTTAAGTGCGATGTTAATTACGATTGGTAAAGGTGGCAGTTTTGAGGAAATGATTGAATCCGTTAAGCAAGCAATCAACGCAGCACTGGACTCGGAAGATAATTCTTTCAAATCCGAAACGACAGTTTTGCTAACTCAGTTCAACGCGCTACTGTCGATCGCAGCCTCTCTAGATAAAAAAGATCCTGAACTTGACGTATCTGGACTCCTCAAGCTCACCTCTTCACTATCGAGCGACAAAGGCCTTTAAAAGGGTCTAGTACTTCGGAAAAGACGTACCCCTAGGTGAATAAATCACGATGGCCTTTTCAATATCTTCCTGCGAAGGCTCTAGTTCAGAGATACCGATAAGATAAGGTATGCCGCTATCAGATATGTATGTTGTGATAAAAAATGTAACGGTTCTGGTTTCGTGTTTAATGGGTATATGGTGAATGGCTCTTGCACGATTTGCTATCGTCAAAATTTCGCCATTCCAGCTCTCACCGAAGAGCATGACATCATTCATAATTATTCCCAGCGAACATGGGCTAGAGAAAACCCATCTCGTTACAGAAAAGGCCACGCAAAAGCGTGGCCTTTGTTTATCGCTTAGCTGGGCTTAACGAAGTCAACACTCAGGTGCCACCGGAAAATGTCGACGTTCGGCCAATTAAACTGGCTTCAATACCCTCATCTGGTGTTGGCAGGTGAACCGAAGTTACACGAAGCTTAACACCAAATCGGAAATTACTATCGAAAATTTTAAAACAATTGATAGTAACAATCAATGTATCGTAGATTGGCTATTTTTGGACGTTAATAGGGGGAATTAATTTAAGGCAGAGGATATGCGCACCATGTCAGATAATTCCTTGCTTTATCAGGTGATTACCCACAATAAAGACCATAAAAAAGCAAAAAATAGGGGTTTATAGCTCATAAATGCGCCTATTTAAGAGAATTATACCAAGCCTGCCATCGGTATTTGTCGAGCCTTAACTGTCTTAAGCACTTTGCGGTTTCTACATCAGCCAGTAAATCTTCGTCACTGTTTCTACCAGCATTACTTGCTTTGCATGGGGGCTCCATCAAATCCGCTGAGGGAATTGGCAGCGTCAATGGCGCGCTGCCGCAACTGCACAGCATCATTGTCAAACTTACACACAGTACGATTTGGAGACTGGACATATTTAATTACATCACGATTGATAACATGGTAAACGATTTTTCCTTCGTGACTGGTGCGAGCAGCTTTAATCTCAGAAGAACGAATCATATCTTCAGCTTTTGCTTTCTTTCTTGCCGCCATCGCGTTTACGTAATCAGAGTGGGCATTCCAGCCAGCGCGCCAGGAAAGTAAACCCGTGAGCATAAAAAGCAGTACATAGATTACAAATTTTCCAATGACCTTCATTACCGATCCCACATGCAAACCTGATGTTCAACTTCTCGCCTGCTCATCAACCCTCTCCACTTCTTGCCCCCAGCGTAAATCCAGCGCTTAAGCTCGTTACATGCCCCGACATAATCACCGTCGTTAAGCTTTTTCATCAGAGTAGATTTGATAGCTGCTGAGGGGCCGACGTTATAGGCAAATGAGTAGATAGCGGCGCGTTGGGTATCAGTAGTGTTTACTTTGATGTGCGGATCAATCTGGCGAGCGATATGTGTCATATCAGCTTGGGTAAGCGCATCACACTCGGCATCGGTGTAACGCTTTCCCGGAATAATGTCTTTGCCGGTATGTCCATCACAGACCGTAAGAACGCCAACCACATCCCGATAAGGCACATACTCGCGCCCTTCTAAGCCGTCTTTACCAGCAACCATTGCGGTGGCAATGGCAATAGCCCCACCGCCCACAGCTGCGACGATTCGTTGTTTTAATGCCGGGGACATTATTCTCCCCTTGCGGCTTTACGCCGATCTTCTTTGAGTTTGAAATAGAGGTTGGTCAGGAAGGTAAGGAAACCGAATACCAGGCTGCCGAGTACACCAATAGCCGCCCACTGTGATGGGGAAACTTTATCGAGGAGCTGGAGCACCCAAAACCCGGCATTACCTACAGATGTACCATAGGCAATGCCTGTCGTTAATTTATCCATTTGATACATACTCTCACCTCCTCTGTTCAGGGAAGTGTTCTGTGTTAAGACAGGAGTGGAACGGAGATAAGGAAAAGGGCAAAAAAAAGCCAGCTCGGACAAGCTGGCCTTAAAAGGAACCTCATAAATAATAGTGCCGAGTGCTTCCCGGTGAGACTTTGACTGGCAACAAAGTCTCGCATGCTGCTCACCCTTGAACTTCGCCAGTAATGCCCCACCGCACAGGGGGATTCACCATTAAAAGTGATGGATGTCTATCGCGCATGCCAATGCAACGATGAAAAAAACTTAGCATTGGGCACTAAATTTTCAAGCCTTTACCGATAAATAAAGTTTTACCCAAAAAAAAGCCAGTTCGGCAGAACTGGCGACATGCGTGACTTCAGGACGCTCCATAGCCCTTGTTCTGTAACGTACTATTCTTCCCTGAGTTAGTTAGGTGCGGCACATCTTAATTTTAACAATAAAGATGCACTCGGCACTCAATACCGGAAGAATTCGCTACAGCTAATTATTTGCACCATGTGAGGGGCGCACTTTAAAAGTAGCAGGGTCTTGGTACAAAAAGTGTCGCTGGCATTAACTTAAGATGTTTTATTTTCATAGCGTGATTATTATCAAATTTTCAGTTTCTGGCGCGTTTGCAATGTTAAAAAGGCAGACAACACGAAAAGGCAAATCTCACACAAGAAGCTCTATACCCGGACAACAAGGCGGATTTAGAACTTGTCTATGTTAAAGAGGAGGAGCGTATCTCTTTACTGGACGTCAAAAGAGTTTTTGTAGGAAAGCCAATCATGCCAGACGTTCTCTGGGTCAACGTCAGGATAACCACGGCTCTCATTCATTTCTAAACCGATTTCGTCAGGCATTACCATACCGACTGCATTATCGCGTAGTGTCTCAACTTCTTCTTGTGTCAGCTCGCGACCAAGTTCTTTCTCTTTTGCAGTAAGTAAAACGATAAGGGCTGGAATAAACACCAGTGCCATTTGTTGCCTCTGAAGGTATCGGTAATGGAAGCCATATTATCTGATGGCACATGTCGCAGAAACAAAAAACCCGCACAAGGCGGGTTAGATATAACAGAGGCAAAATAACATAATGCAAATAAATTTACCGGTTTTAGTTCGGTTTTGCAATAACTTGTTTGTAATTTGCTACCTTCTGCTTCGAACGTGTTTTTGATGCATCTATTACGGCCCTCTTATCCAGATAAATAAAATTGGCTCTCATCTGCGCCCACCGTGCGGCATATCCTTCCGACCACGTAGATTTTGTTACCCCAACCATCTGCGCCAGCTCATGGCCTTTGTAGCAGCCTTGCGGCTCATTTCGTAACTCGCGTTTAACGTCCTGCGCCGCCAGCCATACTAACGCACGCAAACGCTCCAGTGTCTTACCGGCGATTCGTTGACCCTTGAGTTCCTCGCTGAAAGTCTCCCATCCCCAGCGTACTATCTCGACCTGATGTGCATAACGTATGTTTTCGGAGTAACACCACAGCAGCCAGGCGCATTCGACTTCATCAAGCGCCAGTACAGCCCGACGCCAGCTCGCGGTAGCGTATTCGACGGGAAGCACCAGCGCGATTGATGAACCTTTGGCTCGGGACTGCACTCCTGGTACGGGTGGGTTATGTAAGGTAATCATCTTCCCGGTTTCCTCATCCCTAACCTTCAGGCGCTTTCGCTTGTAGCGGTTCGTGGCTAATTGAGCGTTTTCTGCGAACGCAACGAGTTGCCCCTTGGTTGACCCGCTTAAATCAGCGGTCGCGGTAATGAGTTGCTGACGGATGTATTCGTAATCCTGTGCTATCACTCTTCAATCTCCGTGACTTTAATACCCAGACGCCCACCGGGAATGACTTCCCCGCGTATTACTTTCAGCTCGTCTATTTGCGAGTCGTTTTGCATGAAACCGCCCTTCTCTAGTGAGTCGCAGACCGCTTTGAGAATGTTGTCAATATCGCGGCGGCGCTTATCAGGCATGTTCGCGATAATGCGCAGCCTCAGCCGCGCATGGGTGTTTATGTCGAGCTTGAGGATATGCAGGATCTCCTGCACTGCCCGACGGTACTCACGGCCTTTCTTGTTGATGTAGGTAATGCCATTTCCACGCCGCCAGTAGTCGTTAACACTTGGTGGATACGGCAATGTGAATTCATAGGTGTTTGTCATTTGGGCACCACCAGACCGCGCCGCGTCAGTTCCCGAAGCGTAAGCACGATGGCGCGGTCCATTAGTGCGCGACGCTCCTCTCTTGTAAGTTCGCTGCCGTTATCGATAGCATGATGACAGTCAACACAGAGCGCTGCCGTCAGGCTGTCATCGACCTTAAGGCCCATGCCTTTGTCCTCGTTGCGATGTGCCGCCTGTACACCCCAGCGGCGGCAAAGGACGCAACAATCTAACTGGCGAACGGCGGCCAGCCATTTAGCGCTTCGATAAATACTCTTCACACTCACCTCCACATCCGCTGTTGAAATGTAGTGTCCTGCCGTGGCGGATATTTGCTTTCCGGCAGCAGTACGCGAACAACGAACGTCTTACAGTCCGCAGAAAGAGACCGCTCCGCTTTCATACCGCGTTTGCGATACTGGCGAAGCAGCTCGTCGGCCTCTTCTGCGGTGCAATCCGAGTGTTCAAACCATCCCATACGCATGATTAAGCCTCCTGCTCTGCCCGGAGCTGCGAATATTCACAGTCCTCAGGAATAGTGAGGCGGCAACCGATGCTCAGAGCCCAAGCTTCAACTTGCGAGAGGAAGAAATGCATCTCGCCGGTATCAAGATCGGAGGTATGACGAAGAGAGCTGATAATGGTTTTCTCGCCGGTAATGACGTCAGTCATCTCACGGCGTTCGTAACCGAGATAGGAATGCTTCAACGCGTCCTTAACCCACGCAGCGGAAGCAAAGGCTTTACCGCGCTTAATGAGATAGTCACTAATTTCAGCAAACCACATGTGCGCCAGCGCGTTCTGAGAAAGGCTGCGAGTTTCGCGCCAGGGTTTGATGATCAGGCGGTAGCAATCACCATTAGCTAGTAGCGGCTGCAATTGCTGGCCGATGGAAGCGAAGTTGGATTTGTGAAGGCGAATGCCGTCTTTGGGTAAATTCACGCTGCACCTCCGTAGAGGTCGAACGCTGGATATACGAGAGCACTGGTCGCAATTGAGAGTACGATCAGTATAAAGATGAAGAGTTTTTTAGAATCAATCTGCGCCATAAATTCCCTTCCATGGCACAGCGTTACTTAGCAAGTTGTTCAGACTTGAGTAGCTATTTTACTTCAACCAGAAGTAGGAATCACCCTTCTTTGCCGCCATTGATATAATATCTTTCAGCGCTTTAAAGAGCAAACGAACTTATTTTTTCTTAAAAACACATGTCGCCAATCATTATAACTTTTCCTAGTAAGTAGTACGCGCAGGGGAGATTTCTTTTTTCCAGATGGTAACTATGCCCGTAATTATTTTTGTATTTAAGCAATCAATGATTGCTAAACCGCATTCAGAATGGTCTAAGTTAACTACTTGCACCTGTTAATCTCTGAGATAACGATGTAACAAAAAGAAAGTAATCAGGCACGATTAATTATGATCCAAGAGTAATTAAGAAGTAAGCAGCACTATACAATAAAAAATGAGATGGCAAACAATAACCCCATGATGGTAGAAAAATTATGTTAGAAATGCATATTATTATGCATTGATGTTTCAGCGAAAACGCAAGGCGTAAGTCTCATTTAACTTACAGGTCGCGGAACCTATAACTGACGAAAACTAAACCACAAATATCAAGCAGTAAAAATAGCCACGATAATAAAGATCGATAGAAATGAATGATGATAAGCTATCCAAAGTTATAGATCGTAAAGTTATTATTTAGGATCCAACTAATAAAGCTGACCATCTCAATAGCTTCACTGCAATCATTTGAAGATTAGGTACTCGTACTTATCAATAAACAATTATGCAATCCTACGATGAATTACAATCATTGACAGAATAATACAATTATTGATTTGCTCTTATAAACACTAAACTCTCCTAAGACAAGATTAAAATAGCCCCCTTGTGGTAACGTTATAATATAATGGGGCGGGGGGGGGCTCCCCCCAACCATTACATTAAAGATATAAAACGTTTTATTTCATCAAAGCAATCATGATTAAAGTCGATATATTTTCTTTGTGCCGAGATACCTAAACGGGTATCAGATTCTTTCATACTTGAAAAATAAATTTGTATTTTGGCTTTGGATGGTTTTCTCGGGAATGTAAAATCCGAGCTTTCATTTTTAGGTTTTGTGGTATTCTCTAAGCCGTTCAAATAATCATCGACAAGGGCGCATACTTGGTTTCCTTTAATAGCATCCAAAACTAAATCTTCAAGCTCACCACTTTTATTCTTTCCAGGAAAAACAAAAACACCTATCTTTAATGCATCTGTCTCTTTAAACTCATTATGGTCCACTTTACAAAATGAGAACAATCTCCTTAAAGTTGAATTAATGGACTCAATTGCCGCCCCATGATTCATATCTGCGTCTCTAGTCACAGCGAAAGATGAAACATTTTCTATAAAACCTTCTGTTTTGGATATCATTGAAAGGAATTCATTAAGCTTAGCCTTACCCTCATATGGTATTATTTGAATAGTTTTATGATATTCATCACCCATAAATTGTAAGAGGGAATCGAAAAAAACCAATTCATCTCGACCTTCAACAAAGAGTATTTTTTCTTT